ATGAACGATCCTATGTTTGTCGAAACGCTGCTTATCTCCTCATCGTTTTTTATTATCGCGATTATTTTGATTGCTTCCGTGCTGCTGCTGGAAAACGGCTGACCGTTAGCCAGCCGCAGTATTTATTGTTTACGGAACGTCACCAGTTCAGGACGGGCGATACGCAGATAGTCCTGGGTGTCCATAATCACCGACTTTTCCAGCAGGCCGGCGTTAAAGGCGATCTCATCGAAGCGCTCAAACAGCAGCGGATCGGCGACCAGCGTCAGATCCGGATGAAAGCTGAAGGGGGGAATGGCGCCGAAGACGCAGCCGGTAAGCGCATCCACTTCAGCCGGACTGGCGAGAGAGGCCTTTAGCCCACCGAAATGACTGGCCAGAAGGCTCAGATCGGCCTGCCGATCGGCGGCGAGGATTGCCAGAATATGTTTCTTAACACCGTTGCCTTTTACCTTGCAGACCAGTGCTTTTGCACCCTGCCGGAGATCGGTCCCGCGAATTTCACTGACCGCTTCGCATTTCCCAACGGCCTCATGCGCCACCACGCGAAAGCGCGCCTCCTGCTCGGTTAATAAGCTGATTAGCCGCTGATGGGTCGTCGTCCCGATCACGTCATCAGACATAACGATTTCACCTGTGATTTGCCAATACGTAGCTTGCTACATTAGCACGGGACGGAGAGGGCTGAAAGAAAACAGCCAGCGGGTGCGCTGGCTGTTGGGTCATGCGTTGCTGGTGGACGACTGTTTCTGGAGCAATTCGCTAAAATCTAAGTGACTGAATTTAATTCGTAAAACTCTTTCCCCAAAACATCCCCAAAATAATTCCCCAAAACTCCCTGTTTAAATCACAACTTTTTTCCATTCTAGACCACGGTCATCTCCATACATTACGCTCATTGCTTCGGTTTTATGCCCTAAAAGAGTTTTGACATCTATACCCTGAGCTTTGTATGTTCTTGATGAAAGAGAGCGCTGTTCATGAAACGGTGGGAGGGCAGTGCAATCCTTAGGCCAGGTAATATTTGCTTTATCTCTTGCCTCCTTAAAATATCTTGATATTGTTTTTTCGGGAACGTGAGATCCCGCTTTACCATAAGCGTGATGCTTAACATGGTGGATCAGATAAGGGCTCACTACTCTATCGCGACACTTACTAATAACATCAGCCAGAGTCAACCCGATTGCATCGCACCTTAAATTTAAGGGGATAGCTAACTTCATTCCGGTTTTATTTTGGGTAACATGAAGGTGATTATCCCAAATGTCACTAAACTTCATCTCGACTATGTCACCTATCCTTTGCCCGGTTACTAAAGCCAAAAGCATAGAATTTTGAGCGCAAGGCGGCAAAGAGCCTGCGCTTTCAAAAATCAACTTCCATTGTTCAATGCTAAGTCTGCTTCGTTTCACTTTGGCTATTGGATTTTTTACAGCTAAGGCTGGGTTGTAGCTAGGATCAACCTCGCCAGCATGCTGCGCCTCTTTGAACACGTCGTTTAGTACGCTTCTTATCAGTTGGCCCATTCTGTGCTTTCCCTCTGCCTTATATTCATCAATAATTTTTGCAATGAGTCTTGTATCAACATCCTTCAGGCGAAGGTTTGGCACTCTATCTGCGAGGATCTGAGAACATAATCGTCTGGATTTTACAGTAGGGTTTTTTATCTCACCGTCACGCAACCTTTCCATCTGAATTTCGATGTATTTTTTAATCCACTCACAAACACGTATACCTTGATCCTTTTTCCCTGAGCTCTTCATTGCCATATCAATCAGAGCATAAGATTGCTGAGTTTCTTGTTCTGCGGTTATACGGTTCATCTCGATTGCAGCAGCTTTTGCCGCTTCCTCATCTGTTCCGAATCCAATAAATGAACCTGTTACAGGGTGGCGATATTGCCAATAAATTTTTGAAGTACGCTTATCTAACTTACAGTAAAGGTTGGGTATTTTGACATTATGTTTTCTGGGGCGAGCTGCCATTTATCGCTTTCTCCACTAACTGGCGGGCCTTGTCTGATAATGATGACGAAATATCAACACTGCCAACCATGCCAACAAAACGAGCATCTTCATCTATAACCCAGCGTCGACCTTGCTTTAAGGCTGGTGGATAAGTCTGTTTGGTCTTTGCTATTTTGTTTAATGCTGAGTTGCTTAATGGATATTTGAATCCATTAGGACCAGATGCCCACTCATGAAGTGTTACTAACTGCCCCATGCGTTTCTCTCCACTTAACCGGCTGCACCCGGTGTTTATTTCTGCAATTTATCCTTCATGCTCTTAACTGTTACCGTAAGCAGATCGATATCAGTCACTTTGCCATGAATTATTTCAGCTATCCGCTCAACGATAGCGCGATAGTTTGTTTGTTCGGCACCCTGAAGCATGGCGGCGCGGCAGGCGTTCCAGATTTTCTGTGCCAATAATTTATCGCCAATGTTATGCGCCAGCAGGCTGACAATCTGACCTGCCAGGCCTTTTGGCATTTCCTCCGGCAACATCGGCGCTGGCGAGGCGGTGTATAGTTTGATAACACGATGCGGGTCTGCGTTCGGCGTAATAGGGTTTGCTGTAAACAGGTAGCCGCAGCCGTATTTCTCAACATCACGCAATTCTTGCTCGTCAGTCCACGCTACAGGATCAGCCATCAGAGACGCCAGCGCCCGCTTCATCGCCGCCAACGACATCGCGGCATCTTCGTTTACTGCGCCGGGCGTCGCATCTCGCTCTTCTTCGAGCTCCGCGATTGTCTGCTGGAGCCATTCTTTGGTTAGTTCGCTCATGGGTTAGTCCTCAGTAACCAAAATCGACTTTGAATTCGTGTTCACACTCAGGACACTCGACCTCGACGCCTGTAGTTGCCGGAGTGTCATGTTCACAAACGCCAAAACGAGCATCGGTCCAGAAATCATCTTGCACGCTGATAATGTCGAAGTACTCCCCACACTCGGGGCATTCAGTGTGCAGTGTAATGCCCCATGCTGCTGAATGATTAGCCATATCACTCTCCTTTACCTGCTACGGCGGCGCGCTCAGCCTCACTTTTCTCCCAGAACCACCGGTGAAGGTTCAAGAGTTCTTCGTCGAGAGGAGCATATTTTCTGTCAAAGTAGGCTTGGGCATCTTTCTCCGCCTCGTCCGGCAATTCACCTGGACCAAACAGCGTGTTATAAATCCATGCCAACCCCTTTTTGGCGTCGCCAGTTCCCTGCCATTCGATGATTGCGGCCTGCATTACCAGAATGTTTTTCCCGATTAACAGGTCTAGTTCTTTGTGCCTGTTTCTGATGTATGCATTGTCGCTCTCAAGCTCAGAAATCCTCTTCTCGGCGGCTTCCATTTCATCCCGCAGCGCCGCAGCTTCATTACGAACCTTACGCAGTTCAAGCACAGCTACCTGCACCGCATAAGCGAACATAGCAGCAGGGCGGTCACTCACCTTTTCAGTATCTCGTTGCATGTTGACAGCAATAGTCATCAGTTCATCCAGCTGTTCGCCGGTCATTGGTTTATTGGCTGTCATGATTTTGCTCCTGCTGCAATTTGTGTTGCTTGACGAAGTGGGCTACAGCCTTTGACTGGCTGGCGACAATGGTTTTGTCATCCATGTCCAGCCAAACGGTTTTACCGCGATACAGTGAGGCCCGACCAATTTCCTTACCATCGAGCATCACATACAGAGATCGTCCGCGAATTTCTGTTGTCGGTACTGGTTGTGACAAGCGATAGAGTTCACGTGCTTCAGCAATGGCTTTATGTTCGTCCAGAATCGACAGCGCCTCGGCCAGTGCAGTCCCTTCAAGAGTGAAGACGCCTTCATCACTGATCGTGGCCTGAGCCATCAGCTCAACGAAACGGCGTGCGTTCTTTACACTCAGCTCCGGCGCGATAGAGCTACGGGTTACTTTCGATTTACCCTGGGCAGCCGCTACAGCTTTATCATGTTGGAGTACTTTCCCGGCCTGTTCGCCATACTCCATAACGCGATCAACCGCGACATCGACTGACACAGCACCGGATTTAACCTCCTGCTGAACGTCATGGTTCGCCGTGCTGAGGAGCAGCAGCTTCTCGACGGTGGCCACAGACTTATTCACCAGCTTTGCTATCTCGCTGGTGGTCTGGTTAAAGGCGTTATGTAGCTCCTGAATAACAGCTGCCTGTTCCATATCGGATAGCGGAAGCTGGTTATTACTGGTCATGATGCGGGCCAGGCGCTGAACATCGTTACCGTTGAACGGCATGATATGGATGCGGTCTACTGGCTTACCGGCTTCTGCACAACGCGCATAGCAGCGACGCCGACGGTGGCCTTCAACAACCCACACTCCACCTTCATCACGGGCGATAACCTCCAGCGGGGGAACGGAGCCACCGTTCATCAGATAGTTGAAGAGGTCATCATCTGCCTGGCGGGTACGCTCATCATTTTCACGTTTGTTGAAACCTTCCCGCACATGGATTTGGTCAAGGCTGATAAACATCCCGGTATCGGTACGTTTGATGGTCCCGTCACGTGTCATTTGCTTGAATGAGTTAGCCATTAGAGAGCCACCTCGTTATTTTGGGAAATGACGACGGTAGACAACTCACGCAGTTCTCGCTGGGCTTCCAGTAAATGCATATTGGTTCTGCTCTTCGTGTGGCGTTCAACAATGCGGTCACACTCTTTGGCCCAGCTTGCGACATCTTCACGCAAGGTGACGTTCTGAGCAGCCAGTTCCTTACGCTGAGCCATCGCTTCACAAAGCACGACGCTGGTATAGTCCAGGCGGTTAGCCAGTTCGGTCATAATGCCGCGATAAGCTGGCGGAAGGAGAGGGGCGGCCTTACGCGCTGCGTCGATCAGCTGCTCCCGGGTCATACGTGGTTGTAATTCGGTGACGTTCTGTGTGTTCGTCATGGATAGTTTCTCCGTGTTATGAGCGCTCTGCACAGCGCTGAATTTTGGTTGCACGAATCCCTCGCCGGTTGGCGACAAAAAATTAAGGGGGTTCGTTTTAGTAAGTACCCAACCAGGGCACTTAGTGAAACGGGCGGCTGCCACCGCCAGTTAGTTTCTCCACAATTGAGAGCGCATTCTCCTGAGTTGATTTAACGACTACGGCCTCTCAAGTTGAACGCTGAACGCGCTTTCAGTTGTGTAAAAGGGGCGGTCGACATTAAGGACATTCAAAACTGCCGACCGCCAAGATTATACAAAGCATCTATTACATGGATAAACAAGGAATTAATACGTCTTAGGCCATCCTTCGATGGTAACAACCACGCTGGCATCTGAATCGCCATTTTCAATAGCTGCGTAGCTATTCGAATAGTTTTCCTTAGCTTTTTTTCGAGCTTCAACTAAGGATGCAGACTCAACCTGGTACGTGTAGTAGCCATATCCGGTATTAAGTACCACTGTGTATTTATTTTTCATTTTGGTTTGCTCCGGTTGATTAAATTCATCCTCGTCTCTTCCGAGGTGTCACACCTGATCGCCACGCTGGTGAAACGTCTCTGGCCGTCGTACTTGCCTGGCTTGCACATTCCGGCTACCCGCTGGATCTGGATACTTGAAGGAATCCCCGGACCGCTGCGGCACATGTGCCATATGCCGTACTGCTAACCTACCGATGGTCTTAAACATCATCACCCCGGCGCATATTGAGTATCACCAATAGTAATTAAATGGTCAACACCTGTAGTGATAAAAATATCATCAGTAGTGTTAACTTTATGATTGTTAAGGTGAAAAAAGATGCAAAAAAAAGGAGCCGGATGGCTCCTTATTCGAAGATATTTTCAGGCCATTGGGCCTTAACAACTTTGCCTATTATCCTGCAATTCTCATTACATTCAATGGCCTGATAGCGAGGGCTGGGGTTTAGAGGTTCAAGCCATGGCTTCCCATCTTCTCGAACATATTTTTTAAAAGTGACCTCTGAATCGTTGAAGATACCTGCAACACAGAAATCACCAGGCTCAACATCCTGTTCTGGATCTATGAGTATAAGCATTCCCTCAGGAAAACTCGGTTTTACTCCTGGCGGGGCGGTCATCGAATGACCTGATACCTCAAGCCAAAAGGCAGAATCACTGGCTTTAACAGTAGTTGAAACCCATTCCTTCGCGTCTCGTTCTGTGTATGTATTAACCGGGCAAAATGAGCCAGCCTGTACTTCGGTTAATAGCGGGTACTCATACACAGAGGAATGACTCCTTCCGTTCGCAATCGCCTCAAACATAGCTGATATCTCAGCTGCAAGGGATGGGCTGAAATCATCGACTTTTACTCCGAGAATTTTAGCGAACTGTGCAGCATGGGTAGCGTTGATAGCATTTGTGCCATTCAGTAACTGAGCGACACCACTCTGTCCCATACCCATTTGTTCAGCCAAAGTCTCCTGTGAGAGCCCCAGCGCTTTTTTCTTGGACTCAAAGATAGCTTTCAGCCTGCTGGCATCGGCAATTTGTTCGGCGGTCAATGGTTTCTTTTTCATTCTCATAATTTATCACCGCACGGCATAATCACCAATCACCGCTAGTGTTGACATATTTATCACTAACAGTGATACTTCTTATGTGCAAACCACGAGGAAAACCAATGAAGATTATTCCGCTATCTGAATATGTTTTGGAAAACGGTCAGGCCAAAACAGCTGAAGCTCTTGGGGTATACCAAAGTGCCATCAGTAAAGCCCTCAAGCGTAATCGCAGGGTAAACATCCTGGTTAATGAAGACGGGAAAATTGAAGCCGAGGAGGTACGACCATTCCCTAACAAAAACAAACCTGCTGATCCTGACGTTGCAGTAACACCGTAACCCAGCAATCAGCATTTCGTAACTACCAAAGGAAAAACAACATGGTAGAGCCAAGCCTGAAAGAAGTAGTTAAAGCGATGTGCAAAGCGTACCCAGGGGGTCGTGAGGCTATGGCCGGTGCTCTTGGCATGTCAGTAACTCAGTTCAATAACAACCTGTATGAGAAGAATGGCTGCCGGTTTTTCGAAGTGAACGAGCTGGAGGCCATGGAAGATATCTCGAATACGTCCCTCCTGGCAGATTACTTTGCCCGTCGTCGTGGTGCGCTGCTGGTGGACATTCCTCAACTTGAAGACCTTGATCGTGTCGACCTTTTTGATCGTGCCATGAGAACGTCAGCAGCGCGTGGACGTGTTGATACCGTGATCCAGAGAGCTCTCGAAGATGGAGTAATCGAACGTCATGAAGCTGAAGAAATCAACGAATATCACCGCCGTCATCTGGCAGCGCGTGAAGAAGAGATCCGCGCGATTGTCGCGCTGTTTAGCCGTAAGAAAAGCCAAAAGAAGTGACGCCCGCGAGTGTGCAGCTCCGGGCGTCGTGGCGTGTCGTATTCAGTGGAGAAACTAACGCATGAACAGTTTAAACCGATTGAGACCAGCGAAGCAATTCAGATGCCTTCCTCTGGTGGGAAAAGATTCCCCGTTCGGCTATGTGGAGAGATTAAACAACCAGGCGGATCAGAACAACTACCAGCCTGAGAACGCGATGGTAGAGGCATTTGCACTGATGAACGAGAAGGGGCGTGAGGAATGGCTGAAGTTGACCGGCGATTCAGAGACCAAAGAGGCATCACCGTCCACGTCATTAGATGGGAGCCCGAGACTCGACGCGTTATATACCTTCGCGAAGGGTACGATCATGAGTGCTTCAGCCCTCTTGAGCAATTCCAGCGTAAATTTACAGAGTTAAAGGACGACCATGAGCCTGTTAATGCCATCCCGCCCGATAGTGATTAACCCTGACCTTGCGTACAGCATTGGGCTGAACGAGGCCATTGCTTTGCAGCAGGTTAATTACTGGCTGAAAGAAACCACCTCCGGACTGGAGCGTGACGGCGTGCGCTGGATTTACAACACCAATGAGCAGTGGCTTGAGCAGTTCCCGTTCTGGTCTGAATCCACCCTGAAGCGCACATTCACCCGCCTGAAAAACCTTGGCGTACTCAAAGTTGAGCAGTTGAACAAGTCTCAGCGCGACATGACGAACTATTACACGATCAACTACGAAAGTGAGCTTTTAGATGAGGCCATAGTGACCAAATCGAAGAGTTCAAAATGCACTCTTCCATCAGGTCAAAATGAACCGATGGAAGAGGTCAAAGTGGAACGTTCCATCGGGTCAAAACGAACCGCTCTCATCAGGTCAAATTGCACTGATGTTCTTACAGAGAATACAACAGAGAATACTACAGATATTAAAAACCCTATTTGTCAGGTTGCGCCGCAACCAGACGGTGATGTGTTGATTACCGATCAGGCTAAACAGGTTTTAACCCATCTGAACCAGGTGACCAGTTCGCGTTATCAGGTTTCAACAACCTCGCTGCAAAACATTCGCGCCCGCATCGGGGAGGGCTTCACCGTTGAAGAGCTGTCGCTGGTGGTGGACTACTGCAACGCCAAGTGGAGCGACGATTTAACAATGGCGGCCTACCTGCGCCCACAAACGCTTTTCCAGCCAACGAAGTTTCCAGCGTATCTGAAGTCCGCTACCAACTGGGCGAATGCCGGAAGGCCAGCGCGAGTTAACGGCAAGTGGGAGCGTGAGGATGGAATCTTCAAATCCAGCTTCCAGAATACCGACTACAGCAAAGTCCCGGCGGGCTTCAGAGGAGCGAACTCATGAGCCTTCTGAAAGATATTCAAATATTCATCGCTGATAATCCTGGTTTAACGAACAAACAGATCGCAGCTTCAATGCCTCAATACGACGTTCATGCTGTTCAGCGCGGTGTATGCCATCTGGTCAAACTGAATCGCGCAACCCGCCAGCATAACGGCAAGTGCTACCAGTATTTTGCCAAAGCACCGGGTGGGGAGGTTGGCGAGGGGCGTTCTGCACTGAAAATCAACCGGGCTGATAAACCAGCTGTAACAGAACAGGAAGAAGCTCTGAATCCGGCTGTGACCACAATGATGGATAAGGCTCAAGGCCTGTTTGAAAAAGGGCTTTACCAGCGTGCAGCCACGGTTCTGATGGATGCCTTCAATCGCTCTAAGAACGAAGAGCAGAGGATGAAGATACTGATTGAGCGTCAGCGTTGCCTGAGCATGGCGCCGAAAGTGAAAGCACCCTCTGATGCATGGTGTCTGGCTGGCCGAGCGAGGAATGTCTGATGAAATATTCACTGATTTACGCTGACCCAGCCTGGCTCTATGACAACAAAGCCAGTAACGGTGCAGCAGAAGATCACTACGACACGATGAAACTGATCGACATGAAGCGCTTGCCGGTTTGGGACCTGGTTGCCGATGATGCAGTTCTGGCTATGTGGTTCACCGGTACGCACACCCGAGAGGCTATCGAGCTGGCTGAAGCGTGGGGCTTTAAGGTCCGCACGATGAAGGGCTTTACCTGGGTAAAGTTCAACCCACTGGCAGAGAAGCATATCAACAAAGCACTTCAGGCAGGCCGTGTGGAAGATTTTTACGACTTCCTCGACCTGCTGAACGCACAGACACGCATGAACGGCGGGAACTACACCCGAGCCAATACCGAAGACCTCTTGATCGCCACCAGGGGAAAAGGACTTGAACGCAAATGCGCCAGCATCAAGCAGGTTATTTACAGCCCACTCGGTGAGCACAGCCAGAAGCCAGCAGAGGCGCGTTTCCGTCTGGAGATGCTTTACGGTGATGTTCCACGCATCGAACTATTCAGCCGTTGCGGTGCGCCTGGATGGGACCACTGGGGAAATCAATCTGAATCACCAGCTGTTGAGCTTATACCGGCAGTTGCCGTTCCCATGAAAAAACAACAGGAGCGCGCCGCATGAAAGCTGAATTAACGCCGCGTCAGAATGAAGTGTTTGAAGCTATCAAGGTTCACATCGAAAAGGCTGGCTTTCCACCTACGATGCTGGAGCTTGCAGGATTAATTGGCTGCGCTTCACCGAACGCTGCTGTAGAGCACGTGAAGTCGCTTAAGAAAAAAGGTTACATCACTGTTGCTCCTGGCGCTGCCAGGGGCATTACCGTCGCCAAAACGGAATGGGATGCAGATCCAGTGACGATCATCAAAGACCTGCTATCCGATGGAGATAAGGCCAGAGATAACGCTGTTGAATGGCTGAAAAAACAGGGAGTGACGTTATGAAACTGGTGCTCCCGTTCCCACCGAGCGTAAACACATACTGGCGAGCTCCGAATAAGGGGCCGTTAAAGGGCCGCCATTTGATCAGCGCCAAAGGCAGGGCATATCAAAGCGCGGCCTGTGTCGCCATTGTCGAGCAGCTTCGCTTCCTTCCAAAGCCATCAACAGCACCTGCTGCCGTCGAGATTATATTGTACCCACCAGACGAACGCCGCCGCGACATCGACAACTACAACAAGGCGTTGTTTGACTCGCTCACGCACGCAGGCATTTGGGAGGATGACAGCCAGGTGCAGAGAATGCTGGTGGAGTGGGGACCTAAAGTGCATGGCGGAAGGGTAGAAATATCGATAACCAGGCATCAACCAGCAATGGAGGTAATTGGGTGAGAGCCATATTAACACCTGAAATTGCGCCGATGTCCGGGGTGGTTCTGTTCCGCCCTGGTAACGAACTGCTCTGGCTATTCCGTCAGGGGAGGGTAGTTATTGAGCCACCATCCGAAGCTATCCAGCATCTGCCATCTGGATTAATCCCTGAAGCCCACCAGCCCCTGACTGACGATGTCAACATGCAGGCTATTTTCGTTAACGAAAGGCTCATTCAGCGAGCTGGTGGGCTGAGTAGCCTTGATGCCTGGCTGGAGAGAAAATTTGAATGCCAGTGGCCTCACACTGACTGGCATGCCAGTGACTTTACGGTAATGCGCCACGCCCCGGGGAGCATTCGTCTTTGCTGGTCGTGTGATAACCATTTACGTGAGCAAACCACTGAAAGACTGGCAGGAATTGCCATGCAGAACCTGGTAAAATGGCTGCTGGAAAGGGTAAATATTGATTTAGGTTTCAGCCCTGACCACACTCTTTCGCTTCCTGAGTTCTGCTGGTGGATGGTACGTAATGATCTGGCTGACCTTGTTCCTGAATCAGTGGCGAGTAAAGCACTCAGAATCAAGCCAGAACAGCACAGTTCAGTGATGAGGGAAAGCGACATTGTCCCGTCATTACCGGCTACGCAAGTCTTTCAGGAGAAGGCAAAAAAGATAGTGGTGGTGAAGGTCGATCCTGAAACGCCGGAATCTTTCATGCTGAGGCCAAAGCGCCGACGCTGGGAAAACGAGAAATACACCCGCTGGGTGAAGTCGCAGCAGTGCAGTTGCTGCAATAACCCAGCAGACGACCCCCACCACCTGATAGGCCACGGGCAGGGTGGAATGGGTACTAAGGCGCATGACCTGTTTGTGATACCGCTGTGCAGAGCGCATCACGACGAGTTGCACGCTGATCCTGTGGCATTTGAAGCGAAGCACGGCGACCAGTTGGTGCTGTTGTTTCGGTTTTTAGATCGTGCGCTGGCAATCGGCGCACTGGCGTAAGTGGAGACGCAGCATGATCAATCCTTCAGAAGTTGGCAAATCGGGCGAGATGGTTCGCCTTCGCACTCTCGAAAGTATCTGGGTACAGGGTAAGCTCCGTATGTGGGGCCGCTGGTCTTATATCGGTGGTGGCTCTGGCGGAAACATGTTCAACCAGCTGCTGGCATCGGGGAAAATCACCAAGACCGCTATCAACGATGCGCTGCGCCGCATGAAGAAATCCGGTATCACCAAACCCGAGCTGGAAGCGTACCTGCAAGAAATTCTCGACAGTAAAAACAAAACTGGCCTGGCGTTCTGCTCGGACGAAGAGGGGCTTAAGATTGACGGCGTTATTGCGGCAGTGCTGATGAACGAAGAATACCGTGGGCTGTATAGTGTGATTGTTGATCGTCATCGTCTGCGTAAAAGCAAACTCCAGATGGCTAAAGAGCTTAATTCAAAACACCCCGACTGGACCCTTATTACATGCCGCCGTCGTATTGATACATGGGTAAGTCTTGCAGAATCGATCATTTACGCACCACTTTGTGACGCGTTTGGCACAAATAGCGACAGATTTAAGTTGCATAGTGAGCAAGAAAGTGCTTAAATTGTGGTAGGCTCGGGACAGTAAAGTGTACTGAGCAACAAATCAAAACATAAACCCGCCACTGCTGCGGGTTTTTTATTTTAAGGGCTGCCTCCGGGTGGCCTTTTTTGTTTCCCCTCGTTCTGAGAGGACTCATGGCGATGATGTATTGACCGCTAGAATGGATTAGTCGTAACTTATTATTGTGGTGAATCCTTTCTAAGCGAAAGGGCGTTCCAGTCAACTGCTATCAGCAGGTATGCGCGCGGCTTTGCTGGCCAGGGGCAGAGTCACCGGGAGGCACCCGGCACCAAAACACAAATAACAACGATGCTTTATTTCCTTGAGAGCCTGCCATAAAAAAGCAGGCCTTTTTTTATGGCTTTGCAAACTGCTGCTACGCTTGATAAGTGGGTCTAAGATAACTGACCGATGGTTCTCCTTAACCATTGTGTGAATCAGCCCGATACTGCATCACTCTGGTCAGTTAGCAAAACTCACGACAACCTACCTTACTTACAATAGTCACTCATTAGCCCGCCTTCAAAAGCGGGCTTTTTTTATCTCCCCTCAAATTTTCTGAGAGGACTCACGGCAATAAGAGGGGGCTAAATGTCCGATCCTGTTTCTGGCACTACGGTAGCGGCTGGTGGTCTGATGGGGGCCAGTATGTTCGGTCTGGCAACCGGTATTGATTACGGTGTGGTGTTTGGCGCATTCGCTGGCGCGGTGTTCTACGTCGCTACGGCGGTTAATATCAGCCGCCTTAAGTTGGTGGGCTACTTCATCACCTCATTTATCTTCGGCGTTATCGGCGCACCTTTGCTTGGCTCTTACTTCTCCAAATGGACGGGGTATAGCGACAGGCCACTTGATGCGCTGGGTGCGGTAATCGTAGCCGCTATTGCTATTAAGCTGCTGACGTTCGTTAACAGCCAGGATTTGGGTAGCCTGTTTGGAATTCTCTCGCGTTTACGTGGTGGAGGGGCCAGCAATGGTAACAAGTGATCCGAGTGCGATGGCAAACGCAATTATCTCAGCTGTTATCGTTATTGCACTGATGTTCTACCAGCGCGGCGGGGCGAGACATCGCCCTCTGATATCGCTGATGGCTTATTTCACGGTGCTGGTATACGCCAGCGTCCCTTTCCGTTACCTGTTCGGCCTGTACCATGAGTCACACTGGTTTGTGGTGCTGGTCAACGTCCTGATCTGTGCTGCCGTTCTCTGGGCTCGGGGAAACGTGGCGCGCCTGGTTGATGCACTGAGGCACTAATGAACCAATCACAATTTCATAAGGCGGCTGGGTTAAGCGCCGAGTTAGCCGCGCGCTGGTTTCAGCCTGTAAGTGACGCGATGAAAGAGTTCGGCATCAGCAATCCGGTAGACCAGGCCATGTTCATTGCGCAGGCAGGGCATGAATCAGCTGGGTTCACTCTGCTGGTGGAGAGCTTCAACTATCGCATTGCGGGGCTGGTTAATTTCATCCGTGCCCGACGTCTCACAGCAGACCAGGCTAACGCGCTTGGTCGCCGTCCTGAAGAGCGAACATTAACGATTGAGCGACAACGCGCCATCGCGAACCTGGTTTACAGCAAGCGAATGGGGAACAAAGCTCCCGGTGACGGCTGGTTATACCGTGGGCGTGGACTTATCCAGATTACCGGCCTCAATAACTACCGTGATTGCGGGAACGGCCTGAAGGTTGATTTGGTTAAGCAGCCTGAACTGTTGGCCGAAGATGTTTATGCTGCCAGAAGCGCGGCATGGTTCTTCGCTACTAAGGGATGCCTGAACTATTCAGATAACCTGCTACAGGTGACGAAGATTATCAACGGCGGCACGAACGGACTTGAAGATCGTCGCGCACGCTTCGGTAAGGCCAAAACGGTACTGGTGTGAGGTTGATATGGGATTAGAAACAATCGTCGGTATTGCTGCCCTGATAATGGCGGCTATCGCTGGTGCTTTTGGCATTGGTCATTCACGCGGTACCAGCAAAGCAGAAGCGAAAGCCGATCAACAGCGCACTGAAGAAAAGGCCGCAGCCACTGAAGCAGTAGCCGAACACCGGGTAGAAGCAACGAAAGAGGCCAGCAATGTACAGCAGACTGTTAACCACATGCCTGGCGACGATATTGATCGCGAGCTGCGCACAAACTGGAACCGTAAAGGTTGA